AAGGCCGCATCGAGGATCGTCCCATACGGCGAGAAGTTCAGCAGCGTATCGCCGGTCGGCCCCACGCCCGGATCCCACCAGGCGATGAGCCGGTCCCAGAGCATCGGGTACAGGCATTCACCCGCGCAGCGAGCGAACCCGGTTTGAAAACTCGGCGTCGGTGTCAGGATGCGACCCATGCGATCTACTACTGCAACTCCGTGATCAGCGGAGTGAGCGTTACCCGTTGATTCGTCCCGTCGCTCTTCACGGCTTGCCCCGCGGCATTCACGACGACCAGCGACACATATCGTGCGTTCGGATAGACCGTGAAGGTCTGCGTTTGGACGGTCGCGCTACCATCGGCGGTGACCGTCAGAATGCCGTCGGGCGTGCCGAACTGTTTTTTCCACTCGGCGACCTCGCCCGGCTTGTACGGCCCCTCCTCGCCGTACGCGCCACCCGGCCAGGTCGCTCCGTCATGCGATCGAGCGAGATAGATCTCGATCGTCGTGCCGGCCGTCGGCGCGGCGGCTAACTCGATCTCGACGGTCATCAGGTACTTCTTGGCGAACGTCGCGCCCAGATCGATCACGCCGCCACGCACACCGGCACCGTTCGCCAGACCGGCCAGGTCGACCTTCGCGTCGCCGCCGCTGGCCTGCCAGGTCTTCGACGTACCCTGCTTGATCAAGACTTCTTGGCTCATGTCACGACTCCGATCTGCCGCGTGTGAATCCGATAGACCTGCCGAAACGGGTCACTGAACCGCCATACTCCGTCGTCGCCGACGTGCAGCAACTCGTACTTCTGGCCGTCGGCGATGATCTGGTCGCCAGACCGCGGTTCGCCCGTCGCGGTCAGTTCGCTCGCCGCAATCAGGAAATCCCAGACCCGCGATTCGAGCACCACGCCCGAGGCGTCCGTTTGCTCGTAGCGGGTCGCGCCGTAGGTGGCGTTGACCGTCACGTCGGTTGTTCCGCGCCGGTAAGTCACCTGACTCGAGCAGTGCGCCACGCGCATCTGCTCGAGCCAGGCTGATCCGGTGCGGAGCAGGTTGCCCATCTCGTCGCCTCACCTCGTACCGTTGCGCCGCCATGGGGCGGCCGCCTCCGCGGCGCCGGGCCGCGTTACGCCACCGGGATCGCCAGGATCCGGACGATACCGGCCGGCGAGTCCGTCGTATCGCTGACGGTGACGTCCAACGTTTCGTCAACGTCCAGCGTGCTGTACGCGTCGTCGATCTCGCCGCACCGAACGATATCGGTGTCACCAATCGAGCCGGTGTTGTAACAGTCCATCGCGTCGGTGATGTCGTTGGTGCCGTTGTCCAGCTTCACCGTCGTCGCGCTGCTGCCGGCGGCGGTGATCTCGATCCACACATCGACGATCCGCAACTTCCGCGGGCAGTTGGCGTTGAAGATATGGACCTCGGCGGCCGTGCCGTCGAACGCCTTGCTGATGATCAGCGGCAGGCCGAGTTCGGCATCGCCCTGATCGGGAAGTCCGACCTCGCCGTCGGCGGCCAGGGTGACAAGGCCGGAGACCGGCTCGGCCTCCCACGAGTCGCCGTCGCCGATGAGCAGATCGCCCGAGGTCGGCGCGCCGTCGCCGCAGTCGGACAGGTCGCCCATCGCCATCGTCGTTCGGCTGACGTCGTTCCGCATCGCCACGCGGACGTACAGGTTGGCGGCGGCGTCGGCCACGTCCTCGACGGCGTAACCGAGGAACTTGTTCGTGCCGCTGTCGGAGGTGTCCACCGCGGCGCCGGTGTTGCCGTCCTCGCTGGTGCCGTCGGCGTCCCACCAGACCTCGTCGCCGGCGGTGAAGGCGGTCGACGCCTCGCGCTCGACGTCGAAGATGCCCTGGACGGCCAAGGCGCCTTTGACGCCATCCTCGATGGCCCGCTCGGCGATCCCGACGAGCTCCCCCTGGACCACCACGTCGCCGGCGCTGACGTCCGCGCCGCTCGGCGTGTAATCGACGTATTCGCCGGCGGCGATACGCTTGGCTTGGAAAGAAACGCTCATTGTTTGGCTCCTTATTGGAATGCGTAATTGCAGTTGAAGGTCAAACGGCCCACCGGGCTGACGGTTAGGCGCCGGCGCTCTTCACGCCCGCCCGGTACTCGGCGAACGCCACGCCGAAGTCGTGATAGCCGCGCATCTGAACGCCCAGCGTGTTGAAGTCCGCGTCGGCCGATTCGATCGTCGGCGACTGCACGCCGTTGAGGAAGCACATGATGGCCGTGGCCAACACCGCCGGGTTCGCCAGCAGGTACCAGGCCGTGGTCGAGTAGCCGGTGTAGTTGCTGTTGGACAGCTCGGGCACAACGACCGGACGAAATCGCCCCTGGTAGAGGTTCGCCGTCGGGTACCGGGTGCTCGCGGTCGTGTCCCGCAGTTCCTGCGCGACGTAGAACTTGCGAGCGGTGGCCTCAAGCTCCGGCGGCACGATCATCCGATCCGGCTCGAGGCTGAGCAGGTTGCCGTCCGGGCCCTCCATCTGCCGGAAGAGCGTCACGGCCGTGCCGATCCCCGCGTCGCCGAGCACGGTACCCGCGCCCGTCTGGACATTGCCCCGCGCGGAGGTGAAGAACGACGAGTTGTTGATCCAGAGGGTCCAGAAGACCTTGTTCATCTTCAACACGGCGCCCATGCCGAGCCGCGTGCGCAGGTCGTCGAACGCGCCCAGGTCGTCGTTGATGATGTCCTGGCGGGTGAGCGCCAGCATCTTGGCGTAGGTCTTCGCCTGCATGCTGTACGACTCTTCCCCGAGCGTTCCGTGCTGAATCTCGCCGCCCGGCCCGACCTCCTCGTACTCGAGGTCGGCGGTGAGCCGGTAGGCGGTGACCGACTTGAAGTCGCTCACACTGCGGGTCCGGGCCACCTCGCGCCACGTCTGCGGCACCTGGTTGAAGCCCTCCAGCAGGATCTTGTTCGCGCTGTTGCTGAGGATCCCCGAGACGTCGATCCCGCTCCAGCCGGCGGCGCGGACCGGCGGGAAGACGCACGCGAGGATCTCACGGAGGTTGTCGTTGCCGACCCGCTGTCGGCCGGTGTAGCCGGCGGCCGAAGCGGCGATCAGCAGCAGTTCCTGCAGCCCCAAGTTCCGGAAGCTCTTGTCGGCCGCCTCGAGCGTCTCCGGCTTGAAGAATTTCTCGGGCTCCTGCAGCCCGGCCGAGCGGCAAAACGCCGCCTCGATGACCGGCGCGGAAAGATCCCGCGTGCTGCTGTGGATCGCCGGAGCCGCCGGCCGCTCGGCGCGGATCAGTTCGGCCTCGTGCAGGGCGGCGGCCTTGACGTACTCGGCCTCGAGCCGCGGGCTGGCCCACTTCTCGGCGATCGCCTTCGCCTTGATCTCCAGCGCGGACTTCAGCCCGGCGGCCTTGATCTCGGCCAACTTCTCGGCGGGTACCCGGCCGGTATACTCGACCGCCTTCGCCTCGATCACCGCCTCGTGCTGCGCGAAGCAGACGCCGACGGCTTGGACGTCGAACCGCGGGGCCTCAATCACCGGCGGACGGCCACCTTCGCGGCTGTGGCCGCCGCCCTCGATCCTGTCCTCCGCGTCGCGCTCGGCGGCGGCCTTCACCTCCGCGTCGTACTTGGCACGTAGCTTGGCGACCTGGTCGGCGCGCAACTGCTCCAGCTCGAGACCCATCGCCTGGATCCATTGTTCGAAATTCATATCGATCTCCTTATTGGAATTGGCGGCAGTGGCCGCAACCTTCGCAACCTTGGCGGACGTCCGATCGTCGGCACCAACCGCCACGAAACTGACCTCTCCAAGAACCGCTTTGCGGGCCACGTACAACGGACCCTTCAGCGATTTGCCGTTGATCTTCACGGCCACGCCGTCGGGGACGTATTCACGCTCGAGCGGGCGGGCGCCGATCGACGCCTTCCACGGGAAACCGGCCGCGGCCGAAGCGATGACCTCCTCGGCCACCGACCCGGCACCGCTGACGATGCCGGTAAGGGTTACCTTCGCGCCGTTGTTGGCGATCTCCGTGGCGTGGCCAACGATCTGGCCGATGTCGTGATCGCGGAGCACCGGCAACGGCGCCTTCGCCTGCAGGCCAGCCAGGTCGAGCACAACCGGGTCATCCCAACGGCTCACCACCAGCGGGCCGCCGGTGTACGCGGTGATCGTGAACTTACGCGGCTTATTCCCCTGGTCGCCCTCGGCCGCCTCGATCCAATCGATCGATTCGACCTCAGCCTGGATCTTCGGCAGCGTCGCGGCCGCCTCGACCTTCCGCAGCCGCTTGCGCATTCGCCGCTCGCGACGTGTGCTCATATCAGGAGCCTCCCGTTCATGCGTCCGTTGGCGTTCGTCCGGCCATTGCCGTTGCGACCGGCGGCGGTTGGACGTGGTTTGCCGGATCCACCGTCGCCGTCGTCTCGGTCCTCTTGCTCCGGCTCGATATCCGGACCGAAGTGGACCTCGAAGAGCTTCCGCTTCATCTCCTCAACACTGACGCCATAGTCTTCGGCCAGCGTGCGGATCTCGTCTTCGTAATCCAGGCCGTCCTCGGCGTAGATGCGGCGCAAGCTGGCCACGCCGGTCGACAGGTCCACGCGTCGGGCGTTGGCCGTCTTGCTCTCGTCAATCACCGGTTTGCGAGGCCAGTCCCATGCGTGCGACGGCGCCGGATCCGCCGGCACGGTCCAGCCGTAGATCTTCACGGCCTCGGTGAACCAGAGTTCGAACAGCGGATCGAGGCATTGGTCCTCGACGTCGGCCCGTTCAGTGTCGACCGAGACGAAGTAGGTCAGGTGATCGAGCTTGCCGCCGCTGAAGCTGTATCCGCTGGAATCCGCGTTGGCGATGTTGTAGGGCATATTCAGCGGCCGAGCCTGCTCGCAAGACAGGGACCGCGTGAACTCCGACCATTGGGCCGCCGGCTGCTCGGCCTTCGGCTGAAACGCGTCGTAGCCCATCGGCAGGGCGACCATCATCGCCTTGTCGATCGGCATCGTGCTGAGCGGTCGCACGGCGTCCGGCCCCTCGTCCGGCGCCATCTGCGTCTTCAGGAACAGCGAGAAGTTCGCGATGTTCTCGGCCGCGGCCAGTGTCGCCTCGCGGTACCGCCGGCCCTGGGCGAACAGGTTCAACGATGGGGTAAACTCGCCAATTCCACGATGCTGCCCCGGGCGGTCTTCGCGGAACAGGTGAAAAACAAACCGAGCCGGTACGTCGATCGGCTGACTGGCGAACCCACTCCACTCGCCGCCCGGGTGATAGGGCAGGATCTCGTAGGTGACCGGGTTGCCGTACCGGTCGAACCGGATCCCGTCGACCCGCAATCGCTCGCCAGGTGCCAGCCCGGGGCTGGTGACCTGCTCGGCCTCGATGCCGCGGACGTCGATGCTCACCTCTTGACGAGCGTCGAACAGACCCAGGTTACTGAACGCCACCAAAAACGTCTCGCCGTCGGAGACCTTCGCTTTCGCCGCGGTGCGGAGCTTGCGGGCGAGCTTGGTCTTCTTCGCCCACCGATTCCAGCGAGCCTCGACCATCGCGTTGAACGCCTCGTTCCGCGTCTGCAATCGCAGCTTCGGGCCACGGCCGACCACGTAGTTGGCCTGGGTCAACTGCACGCCCTTCGCCTGGCCGTTATTGGCGATCTCGTATCGGGAGCGGTGCATGATCCGCTTGCGCACCGCCAGGCTGTTGGCCGAGTCGGCGTCGAGGGCGTCGGCGTTGGCCCAATGCTGGCTGTTGATGCCGCCCAGCGCCGCCGCGTCGTACCGGCCCTGCACAGGCGCACCCGGATCGAGCGACCGGCGCGGTCGCCGCGGAGAGAAGGCACGGCGAATAGACTCGATCAAGCCCACTATCCGGCTCCCGGCGGTTCGAGTTTGGTGAACCGCAGCCCCAGGTGGTTCCTGGCCGCAGCCACCTGCGCGGCGCGACGGTTGTCGGCCTCCAGCAGCTCGCTGATCGGGCGCTGTTCGATCGATCCGGAATCCCCGGAGGCCTTCTTCGGCCCGAGGGCGCCTTCCTGGATCGCTTCTGAGATGGTGTCGGCCATGCTTCCATTACCGGCACATAGTCCCACGAATCTTTGAGAATTCCGGTTCGCGGGCGGCCCGGTTACAGATCTAGCGGTGCCACCCGCTCGGAAGTGGTGATTCGCCAACCGCAATGGCGGCAAGCCTTCCGTCGCACGATCTGGTCGGCGCGACGGCGGGTCGAGAGCGTCCAGAAGTGCCGGCAGCCGCAATGGGGACAGCCGATTCCGGCTCGGTCGGATAGCTCAGCCAACGTCGGGCGTTGCTCGGGCGGCGTCGTCATCGGCTTCGCAAATCGCTCAGAGAGGGACGTTGATCCGCGGGCGTCCGCGACAAGGTCGCGCGGGTCTCCGCGCCCGGTAGCGACACGCCCTGCATCGAGGCGGCCACCGCGCATCCGACCAGACAGTCGAGCCAGTGGTTCTCGGTGGTCGACGGGCGAAGCTTCCACTCGTCGACCGTCCGGCCGCGGCCCTGGGTGCGCACCCGGTACTCGGCCGTCAGGTGCTCGGCGAACAACCGATGTCGCTCGGGTTTCGCGCCGAACAGCGACAGGCATCCCCGGTCGCCCATCGGAACGGCCAGCCGGGCGTAAATGAACGACTTCCAGAAGTTAGTGTCGTAGACCACGTGGCGCACCTGGCGGCGGCCATGGACGTTCGGCACGCGCCAGTTGTGACCGACCCGGTCGCCCCGCTGCCGTTTGTACTCCGAGAACGGTTTGCTCGACGCGCCGACGTACCGGCCGTGGCTCGGCATCAACACGGTGGCGTGCTCACTCTGCCGGCAGAACTGGTAGACCACATCGGTCGACAGCCCCCAGTTGGCGTCGACCAGGCATCGCTCGATCCGGAGCATCGCACCGTCGTCACGGCGGAACTCGCGCGAGAGCCACTGCCCGGCGAGTTCGGTGAGCCCGGCGTAGATCGAGCCCTCCAAGCCCGTGCCCGGCGCCACGTCGGTCAACGTCGGCCGCGCGTCGGCCGCGGTGAAGTGATCGCTGTTCTGCTTCGGATGCGTGCCGTAGCCGAGCACCACGCCCGTGAAATCATCTTCCCAGGCGGTGATCACGAAGTAGAGCAACGCCTGCTGGACGTCGACGAACATCGTCAGCCGGTTGCACCCCAGAGGCACATCGTCGGCGGTCAGCCGATTGATCTTGCCGGCGATGAAATCGACGTCGAGGTCATCCGTTGCGTCCGTCTCCTCCGGCAGCGGTTCGTTCTGGTATTCGGCCCAAAACGCGCGTTCATCCTGCAGTTTGAGATTCATCCCGTGCTGGACGGCCGAGAGCTCATCGTGGTTGTAGCGCTCGGGCCACGCCACCCGGGCCCCCTCGTCCATCTCGGCCCGGTGCTCGCGGTAGAACGCCGTCGCGTCGGCCAGGCCGCGTTCGGCCCGAAGCGACTCGGCGCGGATCTCGGCGTATCGCTCCCAGAGTCTCTCGTTCGCCGGGAACTCGTACACCATCTTCGTCCGCTCGCCCTGCCACTGCGGGTGTTTCTCGCGGTCGAGGATACGATCGGCCATGTCGCCCGGGCGAATCACGGTGCAGGGCATGATGCCGGAGATCTTGCGTCCCGGTCCGGCCAGGCCCAGCACGGCGCCGGCGAGGATGCTCTCGCGCGTGGCGCACTGCGAGAGGGACCGGGCCGATTCGTCGGTCTGCGGATCGTCGAGCACCACGAGGCTGGGACGGACCGATTGGCCGTCGGCCCGCTTGAACTTCATGCCGCGGATCCGCCCGGTCAGGCCGGCCACCTTGATGATCGCGCCGGAGGCCTTCGAGTCGGCCAGCGAGGGCAGCACGATCTCCCGCGCCGTCCAGGTGATGTGCGTGCGCTGCCCCTGGTGGAGCTGGCCGCTGCAGCGGTTGGCGATCCCCTCGAGGCAGCGGATCGGATACACCGCCTCCGGGAAATCCTCCAGCAGCAGGTCGTTGCCGTCGAACTCCGCCTTGATCGACTCGAGCATGTCCATCGCGTGGCCCTCGTCCGAACCGATCAGGCAGACGAAGTCGCGGTGGCCGTAGAGCACCGCCCAGACGCAGGCGATCTCGCACAGCGTGCTCTTGCCGCTGCCGCGCGGCATCGCCAGGGCGAACAGGCCGCCCTCGAGCACGGCGTGCTCGATCCGCGCGATGACCTTCAGGTGGTCGGGCGACCAGGCCAAGCAAAACGTCTGCGGGAAGTAGGATTCGCAGAAGAACTGGAAATCGCGCTCGGCCCGCGTCTTGCGATCGGGGTTGACGACCGGCGGCAGATCGCCGATATCGCGCCCGGCGAGCGAGGACTCCTTACTGCGTGCCGCGGCTGCCTCCTTGTGCCGCTTGTAGGCCGCGAGCGCCTCCTTGCTCCGACGATGAGACGGCTGCTTCTTCGCTGGCACGCGCCTTACCTCAGTCGCGATGCTGGGCCGCGCAGTGGACGCGCAAGTCGTTGATCGCCTGCGTCAGCTTGCGGATGTTCTCTTGAGACACCCGCTCATCTTCGGCGTTGCGCGCCGCGATCTTGTCGAGGGCTGCCATGAACGCCTTCTGCTGGTTCTCCTGGCACTTCTGATACGCCGGCAGGGTGCGGATGATCATGTGCAGGAAGGCGTACGCCAGCACAGCGAAAGCCCCGCCCTGGATCAGGGCGCCCAGTCCCTCGGGAATCGCTTGTCCGAGGAGCAGGCCGATGGTCCCGAAGCCCGCCACAGTTGCGTCCTTGATAGCCACTACCGGCGCCATAATTCGCCTCTCACACGGTCAGCGTCGCACGCACACCATAGGCCTCGTCAGGGACGCCACGGGTGCCGGTCAACTCGATCAAGTCGTCCTCGTTGTGGCTGTTCCTGATCTGCCACACGACGTTGTACCGCTCGCGCTCGTCCCAGCGGATGCCGCAGCACTCCAGCGCGTGGCCCCACCAGTTGTAGGCGATGTAAAGCGGCGTTCCGGTCGCCAGCACGGAGATGGCATGCTGGATCATCCTCGAAGGGTCGCAGTCCCACGTCTCGCCGAGCCGGTACCGCATGGCCGCCTCTTCCCAGCCATCCCGATAGCTGCGGTGGCTGAGCGAATGCGGATCGGGCACGTACTCCGCCGGTGCGATCCCGCGTTCGCGCGCCCCGCGGATCGCCGACTCCAGATAGTTTCCGCGGTTGCGCCAGTTGACAAGCCAGCCCAATGACACGGGAGCCAGTAACACCGTCTCCCTGCCTTCCCGGGCGCGGCAATCCATCACCGCAGCAGTGACGCCCCACGCCCAACAATAGCCAAGCCCGTTCTGGTTCCACCTGAACCCTTCAGGTGCCCAGGAGTTGTATTGATGGTAGAGGGTGAAAATCTTGTGCTCGTGACAGTGGGTAATGACCTCTTTGTAGTCAGCTTCGTCCACCAACTTGTCCGGATAAGCCGCGCCGAACGGTACCAGTCCCGGCGCGTCGCCGTAGCGCGTCTGGCGCGGCAGGGCGCCCATCGCCGGACTCGCGTCGACCAAGTGTTGCCATTGCGTGTCCGCGTTGAATCGCCGGATCATTGGGCACCTCCGATCAGTTCGTAGAGTTCCGCGATCGTCGCCGGCAGCGGATAGTCGCGGATCGTGCCGCCCTCGAGCGGCGCGATCGCCACCCGCGGCAACGGATCGCCGCGGA